GGTAGAAGGTTGCGCCAGTATTCAGCGAAATCTTCACACCGCCTGTGAGCCCTTGGAATTCTCCGGCCTGCCAAGTGTTCGTCGTGGCGGTGTTGTACGTGGAGCCAAACCCAAGGTCCCATGCCAAACGCATACCGACGGCGTTCGACGTCGGCCATGTTCCAGTCGTATCACCGGGAATTGTGAGCGTCTTGTACTCCCAGGTGTTCGCGTTGTTCACGGTATAAGACGTGACATAGGTTCTGGTGATCGGACTTCCGTTCGCCAGTACAAATCCATATGTGCCCGTGATGCTGGACCTCACCCAAAAGGAGACGGTGACTGCCTTTGCGCCAGCCGTCCCGAAGGCAAAGTCAAGAACATTTGCCCCCTCAATGAGTTGGGTAATCTGAGCATAGTTTCCCGCTGCCGAAGACGACGTAGTCGTGACCGTGTAAAGGAGACTGTTTGCAAAACCGACCGGTGCAACCGTTGACCGCTGGCCCGAAATAGTACCGGTGCTGTTTCCATAGGCTGCAAATCTATCGAGCGGGAAAACCGTTGCGCCGCTAAGACTGACGGATGCACCGGCATTGCGCTGATCGATCTCCATCGCACCGTTGATGACGCGGTTACGATTGACCACGGGGCCAGCATCACCGGTCTCAGCATAGAGCTGCGCCAACGTGGGTGCGTTCGCCACAGCAAAGAGCGCGAGGCCCCACACTTCAACGCTGTCACCCGCCGACGCTCCCACGGTGAGGATCACCGTGGTGCCGTTACTCGCGGAGTAATCGGAGCCCGAAACAAGCTTCACGCCGTTCTGGTACACGTCGAGAAGCCCCGGAGCGTAGCCGCCCGAGACCGTGAAGGTCGTCTGACCTGCGCTCGCGGTGAACTGCTGGCGCACAACGGAGGAACGGTTGTAGCTCGATGCCCAGCCGGTGCCGTTATAGATCCAGGTCTGACCTGTCGTAGTGTCAGTGTAGGACTGTCCGGTCGTCGGGGAGGACGGGAAGTTGATCGCCATTATTCAGTCTCCGCAGTAGCGGGGGCGATGACGAGTTTGCCCTCGCCAACGAGTTTCATGATCGCCGCGTAATCAGTGTTCGCGGGATCGAGCGGGACGAAGCTCGTCACGCCGTTGATGTCGACGCGGATTGAGGATGGTTTACCATCAAGGCCGTTGATGTACTGAGCGTTGCTATACATGATTAAAGCTCCGCGCTAACTGTATTAACACGACCAGTAATATACGCATTTGCGGTACTACCGGAAACTTGGAAATAGAAACCTTGGCTACTAGTATTTCCTGCATCATTGATGACTGAAATGTTAAAAAAGTTACCCGCTACTTTATTCGCTATTGTAGGAGACGTCCTCATAGTAACTGGAAAATTATAGCGTTGAAGAAGTGACGCCGCTGCGGGTGTTTGAATATCAATGTTCTGTTCGTAATAATACCGTTGGCACATCGCCAGCTCTTGCTGGAAGTTGCGGCGCTCGAACGGTGTGGCGCGCGAACCGACCTCGAGCTGGACGCCCGTCAGGTAGAACGTGGCGCCGTTGTTGGAGATGAAGTTCACGGTGCCGGAGGTGCGCGTCGCACTTGCGGCAATCCATGTATTCGGAGAAGCCGTGTTCAAATTTGAGCCGCTACCCAAATCCCACTGCACGATCATGCCGACAGTGTTATCCGTCAGCCACGTACCAGTGGTATCTCCAGGCACCGTAATCGTCTTGTATTCCCAGGTGTTTGCCGCACTGATCGTGTAGGTGAATACGTAGGAACGATTTGAGGCCGAATTGGTGAAGCGAGCGGCGTATAAACCTGCGACGCTGGAGCGGACCCAGAACGAAATAGTAACCGTCTTCGCGGATGCCGTTCCCCAGGCGAGATCTCCGACGTTCAGGCCCTCAATGACCTGCTGCAGCACATACACGTCAGTCGCGGAAGGCGTGACTGCTGTAGAAGCGGTTGCAAGGAAGCTATTCTGGAAGCCTGTTGCTGCCACTGTGGAGCGCTGGCATGTCAAGCGGCCAGAGCCAGTGTAATAGCTGGCCCATCGATCAATGACATATCCGTTGGGGCCGACAACAGCGCTGCCATTATTGCGCTGATCGATGCGCATGTCGCCGTTGATGATGCGATTGCGGTTGCCAGCGAGCGGGCCGTCGTTGATCGACGTGACCGTGATGTCACCGAACGCCGTGCCGCCCATGAAGGCGTTGGCGATGACCCACTGGGACGACGTGCCGTCGTTGTAATAAACGTAGAGCTGGCCCTCGTCGGACTTCCACCACAAATCACCCGGCTGGGGGTTCGCAGGACCGGTGTCCGAGATCGCCGCACCGCCGCCGACCGAGCCCCAGCTCGTGCCGTTGTAGAGTTCGACCTTGGCGAGGTCCGTGTTGTAGCGCAGCATACCCGCAGCCGCCGTCGCCGGACGCTGGGCGGTCGTACCCGTGGGCGGGATCATCGACTGCTGCGTGGGATCGAACGATAGCGGGAGTTCCTGGACCGCGCCGGAGCCGGAGCTGTCGCGCCCAAGGATCTTGCCCGCAGCGAGCGTGATCGTGTGCTCGGCGTTCCAGTTGGAAGGCTGGATGAGGGTACTGTCAGTACCGTCAGCCTTCGGCGATGTGAAGGTGTGTTTGACCGACAGAACCATCCGGTTTCAGCCCTTACGCGATCGTGAAGATGCCGTTGACCGCGTCGAAGTCGACGGTCAGCGTTTCGGTGTCGTTGAGCGTGATCGAGGAGCCGTAGTCCCACCAGGAGATGAGCGGCTTGGCCGGGCTCGACTGCGTGTCGTTGTAGAACACCGCGTAGCGGAAGGGTCCGATGGTGCCCCCCGTCGCCGTGAACACCACGTCGGTGCCCACCACCTTCGCCGTGCCCGTGGCCGTCGAGGTCGTGATCGAGGTGGCCGTGCCGCCAGCCGTGTAGCCGTTGCCCGCACTGATCTCGGTGATGTCCGCCTTGATCGAGTTCGTGTTTACCGGCGCGGTGTTCGTCAGCATGATCTTGAACGTGTGCGCATCGAAGTCGTGCGCTCCATCGATCAGGTCCTTCGTGAACACCTGGAACTTGTTATAACTGGCCATCTCGAGCCCCTTCTACTTGTTACCAGAAGGTAACGTCAGAAATACCTAAACCTTCTGCGGACAAAGTTCTGGGGAAATCTCCAGCTTTGGCCACGATACACATTCTCATGCTGAGCTTCAACCTTCGCTAGACTGATTGCACTGCGGAAACGACGCAGATGAAACTGTGCAAGCTGTGGGTTTGAATAGGGTTTCGCGAGCTGACCCATCATCGCGCCGAGGATGCCGTCGAGCAGGTCCGGGTAGTACTTGCTCAAGATCCAGTCGGGGAAATCGGGGTAGCCCTCGCGGGTCGTCTGGTCGCCCAGGACGAGTGCAACGCGGGCGGTATAGGTGTCGGCCTGGCTCGGCTGGCGTCCGAGGATGAGCTCGCCGGGGATTGGCATCCCGACCGGAACAGGCAGGCTTTCGGAGGTCATCACCCACATCAGGCGGTTGATCTGACCTTGCGACGGCACGATCGTGTAGGTCCACGCAGCCGGGTTCTCGAGGTAGCTGTCGGACGTTGGCGTGACCTGGAACGGGATGTCCTCGTACCAGAGGTTCGAGCCGTTGAAGAATTCGTTGAGGACGTTGACCATCTCCATCTGGAGAACGCCGTCCAGCGCGCCAGGAAGTTTGATCCTGGCGTTGTCCATGAGGCGGTTCATGTCGATGCTGGCCATCGATGCCTCACGCCGTAATCGTCAGCATCTGCGAGATGAACTTGTTCATGAACAGCGCAGCACGGCTGTCCTGGACGTTCTCGTCGTCGCGGAGCTGGGTCATGCCGCAGATGTAGTAGATGAACGCCATCCGATACTGCGGGTCGATCGGGACGGCCTGCGCCATGTTCGACGCAGAGAAGTCCGGCAGGTTACTGCGAAAGTAATTCTGCAGGAGGTCGGGACGAAGGCGGCGCGTCTCGAGGATGCCCTCGGAGAGAGCCTCGACCAGATCTGTGGTCGAGTAACGATAGGGCTGTACCGTGTCCTGCAAGAGGACCCGAGCCCGGTCGATGTAATCCTGGACCGTATCGAGCGCCATCGATCACCCCGCAAAAGACAAAGTGCTCCCCCGGTTTTCAAGACCGGGGGAGCGTCAAGGCTTACGCCTTGGTGATGATCGCCTGCGACAGAGCGATACCGTCGACGACCTTGTAGCCGTACACCTGGAGACCACGCAGGATGTTCGAGAACGAACGCTCGGAGCGGATCGTCTCGACCTTCGTGAACTGCGAGGCGAACGTCAGGCCGTGGCTGTGACCGGCGTACATGGCGTATTCGCCAGCAGCCAGACCACCAGCAACGCCGCTCGGGAGCAGGTTGGAGGTGTACAGCGTGAAGCGGTCCACCTGACCAACGCGACCGTTACGGAGCGGCGAAACCGCGTCACCCGTCAGGTAAGCCTGGCGGAGTTCCGAGCGCTTGATGAGGTAAGCAGCCCACACCGGGAGGACGAGCCAGCGGCCATCTTCCGGGATGTTCTGTTCATCGAGCACCTGGCCCATGCGAAGGATCGCGTCGAGGATGTCGACCTGACCGGCGCCCGGCGAGTTCGAGACCACCGCGAGCGGGGTCGTCGTTGCACCGAGGTTGATGTTGCCGGAGATCTTGCCAGCCGTCGTGCCACGGTTCTGAGCCACGCAGCCGCCGAGGATGCCCTTGAGGACGTCCGTGTCGACCGTGATCTTGAACTGCTGCGAAGCATCGTCAGCCCACATCGACATGATGTTGAGGTCCGACTGGATCTCCATCACGTCGTCGAGGGCGAGGGCGAAGTACTTGCCCTTGTCGATGTTCAGCTCGAGCACGTTGCCCGTCGGGCGTTCGATTTCGAGGTCACCGTCAGCGCGGTAATCCTTGATCGAAACCGTCGGCTTCGTGCGGATCTTGACCAGGTCGCCCTGGTTGCGGATCTCACCTTCGTAGTCGGTGTTCGAGATCGCCGCGAGAACAGTGTTCGCGTAGAACTTTTCGACGAGCTTGCCCGACCAGATCTGGGGGATGAAGCCCGTGGAGGCGAGGTTGTTGGAGGTCGAACCAGTCGGCCAAATCGGAGGGGTCGTGCCCGCACCTGCGTTAGGAAATGCCATGGAAGTGGCTCCTCAGAGAAGGATTTACCTGATGCGCCCTTCTCGCTGAGCGTCGAAGATCTGCTTTTCGAGCCGATCTCTGTCCGCATCTCGCCCGCGATACTTGCCCGCAGCGGCGTCAGCGTAGAACTTCGCGATCTGAGCGCGTGTGAAGAAGGGCTTCTCAGCGGGAGCGGTCGTCGCTGCCGCAGACTTGGCTCTGCCGGGAGCCGCGAACTGATCGAGAGACGGTTTGGCGGGAGCTTCGCTCCGGCCAGCCTCTCCATTCGCGGGGGCCACAGCAGCCTCTTCAGCGAGGAAGCCTGTGAAGAAAGCCGCGACCCGAGGGGCGTCGTTCCGCTCGTATGCAGCCTTCAATAGTTCATGTCTAATAGCACCAGAATAAAGGTCTGGCAACTGTAACCAATTCAGGAAGGTTTCATCTCGGTTGATTTCACGCCAGTTTGGCAGTCGCTCGTCGAGCTGCGTCAACATATGCTGCCGGGCATCCTGCGCAATCTTCCCGCCAACGCCCTGCAACTGCCCTTCGAGCTGGGCAATCTTGGCCTCATACTTGTTGATGACCGGCAGCAGCTCCTCGCGGGCTTTCTTGCCCACCACCTTGAGGAACTCCGACCCGTAATCGCTCTCTTCCTCGGGCGTAATCAGGCGCTCGATGGCCGCTTCGGCCTCGGCGGACGCGGGCGCGGGCGAAGTCGCCTGCATCGTGGAGATGACGCCCTGCAAGCTCTGGATCTGTTCGGACAGCGAGCGGATCTGGTCCTGCGAGCGGTCGAACCGCCCCTTCATGGACTTGTATCGGTGTTCCCAGGACTGCTCGTCTTCCGATTTGGCTTCCGGGGTACTCTCGAAAGTAACGCCGCTCTTGGTCTCTTCCTGTCGGGCTTCGGGCTCTTTGGCCTCGGTTTCAGCGGAGATTTTCTCCGGCTGCGCTTCCTGGTCCCCATTCGCGGTTTCCTGGGCTTCCTGCTGGTAATAGGCTTCGGCGGCGGCACCTGCGGCCTTCACGGCGGCGGGGATCATGACGCTTTCGTCAATTTGAGGCGTGCTCATCTACGTTTTCCTTCAATCTGGTCGGCGGTCTTCAGGCACTCACGCAGCACCTTGAGGAGCGCGACCATGGATTGGGCGCGGCCTTGGTTCTGGGGGAGCGCCTCGAGCGGCGACGAGATGCAGTTGGAGATTTGATTGTCAGTATGTGCGGCGAGAGCCCCCAAGAACTCGTTCCAGTTCTCAGGGGCCGTTCTCGCTAATTTGGCCGCTGCGAGGATCAACTCGCGATCATTCATCGGCCACCGATCATTACGCGGAAATAGTTCTGTGCCGTCGTGTCGAGGACAGGATCAGCCGGAGGCTTCTTCGCGTAATTGTTGTTGATACGGGCGTAAGAGACGTCGCCCGTAACATCTGTGCGAGAGAACCGAGACGGAAGCATTTCCGCCTTGATCTCCTTGGCAGGCTTCTTTGCGTCAGGCTTCATGGAAGCCTCACGCGGGCTTCTGGGTCATCGACGGACGCTGGATGTCGCCCAGACGCTTGCCGCCCTTGGCAAACTCACCCGTGTCGGTGCCAGCCGGGCCGGTCTGACCGGGCTCCTGCGTCTTCGACGGGGTGAACTTGTGCATACCGCTCGAGCCACCTTTGGCGAACTCGAACCCGGACATGCCGGTCTTCTCAACCTTGGACTTCATGGATCACTCCTTACCTGGCCAGGTTATTTGCAACCGCAGTCGCGCTTGCTCACTTTCCCGCCCTTCGAAAACTTCGGAGCGAAGCGGGAACCTTTGGGAAACAGCTTCTTGAGGTCGTTGGGCGAACCACCTGCGTTCATGCCCTTGCCTCTCATCTGTCCGATTTTCTGGATCGGCACCTCGCCGCCTGCGACGGCTTTGA